GTCCCAGTTGACGCCTTGACCACCACTATCGCCGCCGGTCCACCGGCCCCGATCGTCGCGTACCTCGTCGTCGGGGCCGTCCTTCAGCACGTCGGCGAAGGACTTGGCGACGATCTTTCCTTTGCCGTCGATCCCAACATTCAGACCATCAGCGAGCGAACCTAGAGCGCGTCTCGCCCTGACGTTGGTGTCGAGCGGCTCGTAGTCGTCGCAATAGCCGTGGGACTGGATCGGTGGCGCGACGTGGGTGCACGCCGGCGGGTTCCCTTCGACGAACATCGAGCAGCCGGAGCACCGCTTGTCGCCGTTGGGGTGGTCCTGGTAGCCGACCTTCGAGTGGGACTTGAGCTTGCGGACTACCTCAAGCTCGATCGCCTTCGTGAAGTTGATCGCCATCATGCACCCGATCGCAGACCCACCGCCCGTGGGGGTCCTTGCCGATGCGACGATACACCAAAACCTCCCCGTCGAGGGAGAAGGTGATCGTCTTCTGCACGCTGTTCACGTTCATCCAACCGAACCCGATGCTCAGGTTGTGGACGTCGACGACGATGCGGGCTGGCCGCTCGTCGGTGGCGAAGTGGTGGACCCCGTCATCGTCGCGGTTCACGATGATAGTTCCTACGAGGGGGATCATGGCAATACCCATGGTGGAGCTTGAAGGATTCGAACCAACGTCTCCGCCGTGGTTGGGACCGAACGGCGGCATCCTGAACCACTAGACGAAAGCCCCTACGGATCAAGCCACCTGCGCGTTGATCGTCCGCGATTCCCTCAACGCCGCAGCGTGGCGACGCTGGCAGAAGTCGACGTTCTGACGCGCCTTGGCCGCCCTCTGCGTGGCACGGGTCTCGCCGCCCTCCGCGTCGGACAGTTCCAAGTTCGCCAGCGTCAGGTTGACGTGTGCGTCCTGGAGCATGTTGCCCATGTCCTTGACCTGGACGCGCATGACCTTGACGCGCTTCTCGCGGACGATCTGGCTGGCTTTCGCGACCTCCTGCTCGGCGCGCGCAAGGTCGGCCTCTGCTTCCCTCAGCTCGTCCGACGGCGACTTGGTGGCGGTGCTAGTTCCTGACATCGGTCTTCCTCTGGATGGCCTTCCTGAGCAGCGCCAGGTCACCGGACCCCATCAGGAGTTGCGACAGCGCCGCCTTGGCAAGAGATTGGCACTTGCCGAACGCTGCGTCCATCCCGCCGCCCACCATCTGCGGCGACAGGTAGGCGATGACGGTCAACGCCTGCCGGTAGATGTCCAACTCGCGGTGGCAGCGGTCCATCTCCTCGTGCAGCTCGGTGTTCTCCTTGCCGACGGCGAGCAGCGCCTTCGACGGGTTGTTGATGATGATCGTGCCGTGCGCCTGCTCCAGCGCCTTCAGGACCATGTCGTCAGTCTCGTTGGACATCAGGTCTCGCCTTTCGCTTGAAGTCCTGGCAGCGGAACCGTGCGTCCGTCTGCTCACCGTAGTTGAGCGACGACGCGTTGCCGCACTCGCCGTCCCAATCCCCGATGCGCTTCCACGGTCCCACGCACGTCTCGCAGCAGTTCGGCGGCCATCTCTGCCATGATGGTATGTTCACGTCATGGTCCCCACTGTTGCGGCGACGATCTCGACCAGATCGGCCTTGTGCTTCTCCAACGCTACCCCGACGTCGATCAGGCCGGTGAGTTCCTCCAGCCGCCGCGCAGCCTCGGCCTGCAGCGGATTGATCCCGTACTTGACGCCGTCAGGATACTTTCCGCGCAGCCGGGCGCATAGTTCGTCCAGCGGCATGTCCGGCAGGGAGGCGACGTAGGCGTCCAGGTTCCACTTGGCCATGGATGACCGCTATTATGCCGCTTCACCGGCGTCAACATCGTCCGTCGAGACCATGTCCAGGTCCGTCACGATTCAGGTAAGTTGACCCTCGCAAACTCACCAAATGCTTTTACAGCCCAAGCATCATAGGCTCTCGCAGCATCTTCCTCGATATCAAAACGACCCAGCATATAAATCTTATAATTGTGTTTCCCTTGCGCTTTCCATTTGCTGCGCGCTTTGTCCCAAAGCACTCCTTTGAACCTTGACGATCCACCACGAGACACCGCATTCGCCATATTCTGCGACTTAGTCGCAAGCCTCAGATTGCTACGTCGGTTATCAAGACCATTGCGATTAATGTGGTCATGTTTTTTGCCGGCAATTACATGATGAAGATAAGCGTGGGTGCTACCGTAGCTTTTGTCGGTACGAAAGGCATACACCGTGTTCTTGCTATAGACGCGCGCGGTCCAATTGCGCGCCTTCAAGAGCGTGATGTCTTCTGGCGAAATTAGAGCGACATACCCCTGCGTTAAGACTACCGCGACATGGTTGCCACAATGGCATGCATATGGTTGTCTAGGCTGCTTCTTCGGCATCTGGAACCTTGTCTAAATCTGTCACGAAATTAACGGTACACATGCAATTTGGATGCACGGGAGGATTGTCTATCGGACCGTCGATGCTGTCAAAAGCTTCATTTATTCCAATGCCGTCTGGATTTTGATCCACGATGGATTCACAGATCAAACATGGGTGATCAGCGAGTTGCCATTGCCGCGTGACGGCATCTTCTGGAAAAACACCTCGATCTACAGCCTGACTATATGCATCCAACAATCCCTCGTTGACAGCACGAACAGACTCTGTCTGCGCGATCGTCTCGGCCCGGTAGTCGATGTAGTTGTCGATGTAGTCGCCGGTCAGCTTGTCGACCATCACCCCGTCGAGCGGCTGGCCGGAGTCGATCGCGGCCTGGACGTTGTCGTCCTCCAGGAAGTTGCGCAGTTGCCGCTGGAGCGCGCCCGGGTCGAGGTTCTCCAGCATGTCGCGGTAGTTCATCGCCGCCTGGGACTGGCGCGCGGTCAGCCCGACCATGCTCCTGATGTCGTCCATGATCTCTTCCGGGCCGAGCCCCAGCCGCGCGCCGTCGAGCACGATCTGGTCTATGGCGTCGCGGACGTCCTGCTCCAGCTCGGCGATGAGGTCGTCCTGGGCGCGCCTAAGTTCGTCCTGGACCTCCTGGCTATAGAGGTCGAAGGCATACTGGTCGTTTGCGTCCTTAGCTACCTTGTCGAGTTCAGCCTCGTCTTTGCGCTCCCGGAGAACCTCCTTCTCCTGCGCTGCTATGCCTGACATGACGGACTTCAGTTCGGAATCCGTCAAATGTTCGTGCGCTGGGTGACTCCCTTCCTCGCCGTCGACCTCCGTCTGGATGGTTATGTGCGCGATGGTCGCTCCCCCACCGGCATCGTAATGAACGTCATAGTTGAAGATACGCCCGTCCGAGTGTTCATACTCGTCGAACTTGCTGGTCTCCCCACCCCGCGTCTTTGGCAATGAACCTCTGAAAACGACGTTTCCATCGCCAGCGGTCCAGCGACCACGCTCGTCGCGGGGCTCGTCTGGATTGTAAGCTTTGCGAAACCGCACCTTGCGCCCAACGCGGGCGAACGCCGCGTTGATCTTCTGCGCTCCGTGCTGCGCCCCGGCCTCGCGCGCCTTCCCTATCTGCCCAAAGACGCCCTTGAGAACTTCGCGGAAGTGGCCCCAGTCGATGGAGTTCTTCACCGCGTACCAGTCGCCCGCGGACGCGTGACGGTCAGCATCCTGCGGGATCAGTTCCGACACCCCCCTCAGCGCGTCCTTGAGGTCGGTCTTGATGCCCGGAATCGCCCGGTCGGCGATGCGCCTAAGCGGGTCGTTTCGCTGCTGGTAGTGGCGGGCTGCCCTGATCATCTTCGCCATGATACAAAGCCCTCAGCGCCTCATCGCGTCCTAGAAGCAGCGTAACAGATACGACGAACGCTGTCGCCGCAGCACTCGGTAGATCATTGAATATCTCGCCTCGCAGTTCCTGATCAAATCCAACGCGGAACGTTCCATCATTGCACTTCCAGACTTTCGTTCCGCTGCGAAACTCATGAATAACCTTCATGGCTGATCTGCTTTTCCATGCGCGTTGTTTACCACGAAACCGGGCCGGCCGCCCCCGCTGTCGAACAGTTCCTCAGCGGTCGGCGTCTCGACGCTCCAGCCGCGCTCGCGCATGATGATGATCGTCTTGTCGACAACGTCCGCCGCGCGGGTGAGGACCTCGTCGACGCTTGGCATCCGCGCGATCTGATGGCCATTGGGGTCAGTTTCCCCCGTGGCCCACATGCCGTTCGTGGCCTTGATCGACTCCAGGAACAGCTGGCCCTGCCAACTCGTCCCGCTGCGCGAGATCAGCGTGTACTGCTTCAGCTTCTCGCCGTCGTCCAGGACGATGCACTCGACGGTGTTCGCTTTGATGGTTCTCATGGGTGCTCCTGGCGGTTGGCGTTCTCGCGGCTGATGCCAGCGACAGACAGAGGCTTTACTTTAGCGGGTCAATCGGTCATCGGACCAGCCGACTTACTGACGCCTCACAACCCATTGACCTCTGTCCTTGCCGCGAGAACTACGCACCTTGAACCTCCCGCAGCACCCGCGTCAACCGCGTCTCACCAATGCTATCCATTGCCTAGCCCACCAGCTATCGGTGAAAGCAGCCGCCGTCTCTGGAGTGATCATGAACCATACATCCAACTGGCCATTGCGTCGCCCAAACGTTGTATGAAGAAAAGGACCATCATCTATTCCCGGGACAAGTTTGCATCCTTCTATTTCAACCCTGCTCAAATGCCCTAGCCAATGGGCCGCCCCAGGGAAGTCTGGATCAACGTCGAACCAGCCATCTTCACGCTCGAACAAAACTACCTTGCGGACATACAGATCCGCTTCGTCTTTCGCCACCGGCTTCGACTCGGCTGAGATCACCGCCGAAAATACTGGCGTGGTGCCCAACAGCGCACATCCACCGGTAATAAACTGACGTCTCTTCATTTTTGCTGTCTCCATTTCAACCTGCCTGAACTTCTCTGAGCATCCGCGTCAACCTCCGCACCGACGGCTGCTTATGATTGCCCTTGTGGACGTGGCCGGTCCTGACCCCGAACTTCGGCCCGGCGTGCCTGACCATGCGCTGCGCGATCGCGCCCTTGAGCATCACCTCGAGGTTCTCGCGCTTCTGCTGCCTCGCGTTCTGGTTGGCGGCGGGCTTCGGAGTGCCCCCAGGCTTCGCGCCTGGACCGGCGGGCAGAGGCGGGTTCTTCAGCTGATCGAGCATCACGTCGCCCTTCTCGTCCTCGCGGTCGAGCTGCTCGTCCGTCAGGCCCGCCGCCTGGAGCGCGCGGGAGTCGTCGATGTCCGGCAGACCGGCCGCGTCCTTGAGGTAGCTCTGGATGTCCTCGTCCGGGAACAGCGGCATGCCGGCCTGGGCCAGCCGCAGGACGTAGTTCGACAGCACGTCGAGGTCGACCCGCTGCGCCAGGTCAGGCTTGATCTTCGGCTGCTGGTCCAGGTTCATCGCGTTCAGGTCCATCAGCCGGGTGACGGCGTACTTGTTGTAGACCTGGGCCATCGCGTTCAGGTAGCCCTCGATCGCCGACATGAACATGTCGACTTTCGTCACCGCCAGCGACTGCGTCCCGCGCGCCTCGTGCCCGAGCGTGAGGAAGTCCGCCAGCACCGACGTCAGCATCGAGATGTTGTAGCGGGCGATGGTGCTGTCCAGGTTGATCGACGCCGCGCGCATCTGCGGCGCGACAAGCTCGAACCGGTACTGCTGGACATTCGACGGACCGTTCGTCCCCTCGTAGACGTTGGACGGCAGCACCAGACCCATCTGCTCGTCGGTGCGCAGGTTCACCGCGATGCGCTTGTACATGTTGACCTGCGCCAGAGCGTTGGAATCGCCCGTCGACGCCAGCTGCAATATCTCTCCAGGGATGTAGATCACCGGCACGCCGCCGAGGCGTTCGAAAAGTATCGCCTCCTGCTCCTGAAGGC